GCTCGGGGGTGTTGCGCTTGCCGCTAAGTAGGGCAGAGTAGTAAGACTCATCGGAACTAGCGAAAATCTCGACACCCTTTTGAAGGATGCCGCGAAATCTCCAGTTCTGAATGTGTGCAGACCACTTTGCCTGACCACAACCTTTGAGATAATCAAGGGTAGTGAACACGCAACTACTTGTATCTTCATTTCGAAGACCGAAGATCAGTGGCCCGGATTGCTTTAAGGTTCTAAGGACGAAGTCCTTAGTTCCACGGCATCCGGGCGTGTTCCCCAGCTCGTTGAAGATGCGGTGAAAGTCTGTCCGCCTAAATACGCCCTTACGGGCGTATATCGGCGTTACAAACTTCCCGTCGAGCCAATCGGCTCCGCAGCTCTCCTTAAAAGGCCCCAAAATGAACGATTTATCCGTGTTAAAGGATAAACCGGCCAAAGAAAGGGCCTCTTTCAGGAGAAGGGCACAACTAGAATCGATAATAATATCATCTCCGTAAACGGAGGTTATACTACCTCGACCATAGTGACGTGCCCCTTCAGCGATCGCCTTGAAGATGAGAGTCTCCAAGGCAAACGTTGAACCGTTACCCATACTAGAAAACTTATGCAGTTCTATGCGTTCACCTTTAAAAGTGACCGCTGGAGCGCGTAGGCTATCTAGAAGGGAAAACCAATCATCCGGAAGGAGAAACTTAACTAGCTCATATGAGATAGTGTCACTCGCTGAAGATAGGTCAACCGTAGCCAGGCCATTAAGACCGGGATACAGAGAACCTAACCTTGCAAGTTCCTGATTGAATGACTGATTTCGTAGGGTAGCTATGCCACGCCGATCGAAGAGGCCAGTGAGATACTCATGTATCCCAAGCTGAAATCTCATCGAGACGCATGGTTCAATAGCTATACTGCGTAGGGTCTTCATACTTTTAGGTACGAAGGTTAAACGGTTGGTTTCGGAAACCAACACTCCCATCTTGCCATCGCGAACCTCAAGCCATTTTAAAAGCTTAGGGTTAGCCAGATAGAAGTCCCTTGCCATAGGGAGGGACGACTGATAACAGTGTGGCACCGTCCTAGTGTATTTAAACACAGGGGCAGTGTACCTGCGATCAGAGGTCCCGATGGCAATGCCAGGACCGTCTCTCGAGAGACCTAATATCGCCGGGTAGCAAGCGCTTACGCGCGGAAGCTGCCCTAAAATATAAGATCTCGCGTAGTTTAACACCCGTGAGGGTAGACCAAATTTATCGTCAAAGCGTTGGGTGTTACCCCAACGTTGAAGACGACGATTTGTCTTCCTACAACGTTCCTCTGACTCTCTCCAAGTATGGAGAGCGCTTTGAAGAACGTCGACGTCACCTCGCATAGGGACTTTCGTCCAAAGTGCGAGGAATTGACGCCAGTTGTTAAACAAGGACGGGGTGTCGACGAACACGACGACATCTGGGACGAGACTTAGAGCATAGTGCACTTTCCCCTCAGCAAAAGCTGAGAGTATGGAAAGCGCTTTTAACCTATGTTCTGGGTCCCAGTCCGCATTACTGGCAAAACTCCTAGCGAGCTCCAAAGAGCTAACCGAGAGACGAGGATTAACATCCTTTTGTCCTCCGGCATAACAGCCGGAAGTTCGTCTTTTCATGGCAGTGTCCCCTAACGGTTAAGTTGGGAGGATACCTTGTTTCACAGCAGCGATAAACGCTGGAGTGAAAACAAGTGCCTGAAGCTCGGTAATCGCCTCATCGACAAGGGTTTCCGGTTGGTTGAGAGACCAACGGACGCCCACATCGATGATGACGGAACCAGCATTGACAGTGCAACAGCCTTCAGTGGAAGTACGGTCACCAAAAGTGACTTTCATTCCACCACGGGCTACGCCTGGATCAACGTTGGTTGTCTTCGCCGGAGTTGACAGGAAATCCACCTGGCGCTGGGCCAGACGGGAGTGGGTCGGTGTGAAGAACACCGCCTTACCTGGAGTGGGAATACCACCTGCGGTAAGGGTTTGGCTGAGACCACCAGTCATGGTGCCCCCAACGTTACTAACGACTAAAGACATCAAAGTCTCCAAGTTTGCCTCGAAAAACCGTTCGCAAATGAGCTCGCGAGAGCTATAGCGTCGATTTGTCTTGGCAGGGTTATCCGGGGATTCCAACCCGGTAAAGTAGTTCCACGTGCCAGCCTAGAGTAGAGGCGCTCATTCCTTGTATGCACGGTCTGTGCAGGCAAGTTAAGAGTCCAATTAGACGTCGCGTCCGTGTAGTTCGTACCAGAGAGATAACGAGTTCTCGTTATATCCACTTGATATGAGCCACACGAGCCGAGGGTCTGTCCAGGCTGAAACGGGGAGATTGCTTCTAACCACGTACCTACGTTGATCAACCAATCTAACACAAAGGAAAGGGTTGTGACTTCATAAGCAGTAACGAGAGGGTCAAAGGAGACCCTTCCGTCGTCTGCAAATTCAGACGCAGCCCAACCTCTGTACGTAACATTCCACTCGAGTGTTTCCACAGAAGTGTATTGGTTATACGCACCTAGATAGGAGGTTTTCGAAGATGAACCGGAGTCCACCTGCTTCGACCTACCTACAGCGATGGTATTTTTACGTGCAGTATTCAGCGCCTTTACGGCAGACTGAATATCGTATACGATAGGAGACCAGCCATAGCGATACTCTAACCATAGCTTAAGAAATGATTCATAGTACTCTCGAGGGAGGGATGCATAGTCTTTCGACTTAATAGCATCTCGCCACTTCTTGGGTATGTCTGCATCATGTTTCTTAACAAGCAAGTCGCGTAACTTACTTAAGCGGAAGATGGATGACGCAAAGAGAGCCTTGGTTTCCCGAAGCTCAGCTAAAAACGTCAAACCATCCCACGCCGCGGCGCGAGATTCGGCTACGGCTCCGTTAACTACAGCACCGAGAATCACATCATTGGGTTCAAAATTGGGTAAGGTAAATCCTGAGATTGTCCTTAGCCCGGAACCCTCTGAATGATTCTCTCCGATGCAAGTTCCAACCCTCCACGTCCCCACAAGGGAAGACGTGTAAGGCAGAATCTGCTCGGAAACAGTGGATATAGTAAACGGGTTGAGCGGAAGAAAACGCCCAAGTTTCTGGCATGCTTGAAATCCAGGAGTTTGTATATCCTCCACAGTCTTTACATCCTGAGATCCGCCCTTATAGGTGAACGTCTGGTCAAACCAAGACGCGCCACATGTAGAGCGGGTTCTCTGATTGTAAAGATAGGGAGTAGATACAAGACTACCTGATATCGTGGTTCTGATTCGCATGGTAAATTCCTAACGTAAGCCGATAACCGCCGAATGTTGAGCTAAGCCCAACAAACGGCGGCATCGACTGTGTTCGCAAGGACCCAGAGGTCGTAAGACCTAAAGAACTCCCTCTACCCACATTTACGAACGAGACAAGTCTCATAAGTAAGGGTGGAAG